TTGATGCTGGTCACATTGAAGATGGTACTTATAGAATCTCATCTGAATATATGATGCCAGATGATTATACAATGGAACGTCCAATTGAATACGGCTTTGATGATAAAGGTAATCATAAGGTTACATTCTCACTAGAGATTAATTCATTCGTACCAAGCTTTGACTTCGAAGAGGACACTTATCGTAAATTCACAATTACTAATTATGCGCTTGGTTCAGTGGGTGATTATGGTGATCCTAATGGTATGATTCCATGTACAAGTTTGGGTTATATTTATTATGATACGAGCGGTACTAAATGGGAATGTGACGGTCAAGGCAGATTTATTCAAACAGGAACAGAATCACCAGATGAATCACTTCTTGGCAATAAATTAGGTACAAACGAAGAGATATTCAAGTTAGTCGTAGAAGAAAACAAAGTAATAGAATGTTTACTATTGGTAACTCCAAACTGATTGACGATTCTGGTATGACAGATCTTGAAAAGCCTGCACTTGGTGATAATTACAATGTCACTGGTAGAGAGCTCCCGTTCGACGAATAATACAATGATATATATAGTAAATAAAAAATCTTAAAAAGATGGCAGAATTAAAAAGAGGCATTATTTCACCAGTATTGGAACACGGACAAGGTTTCGTATTCAATGCTGCAGGCCAAAACTTTAAAATTACAGGTTCTCATATCCAACCATTTAATGAGGCGAATGCAGATCTGTCTAATTTGGTAAAAGCTAACTCTATTTTTAACATAAACGAAAATGGTGTTGAATTCTTCTATGATTTCAACAACAAAGTAATGGTTAGCGAGCTGAGTGAATCAGCTATTGAAAACTTTAACAAGACTTTGGATCTAACTGAAAAGATCAACTTTGTTAATGAAAACAAGAAAGCACTTAAGCGTAAGCGTGCAAGTGTTGAGGCTTTAACTGAAGTTGAAAAAGAATTAGCAGTTTTAGAATCAGAAAGAAATGCAATGGGTTCAGTACAAAGAGGTATTAAATTCACATATGTTGCTGAAACAAATGCATTCTACACAAACGGTACTGAAATGCTTTTAGGCAGTGAAGAGACTTTAACAGAAAAAGCATTCTCATTTGGCTATATCAAATATGCAGATAAAGAATTATTAAACCTTTTTGAATTCGCAGCTAAAAACTACAATGCTTATAAGATCTTAGATTTCATTGCTGAGTCGGTTGACGGCGACGTAAAGGTATTGACTATGAAAACTGGTCCTAGTACATTTGTTTACAGAATGAATGAAGCTACTAAACTTTCTAAGTTTTCTAAAATGTTACCAGATGCAGCAGTAGAATATGTTGCAGAACAGACAGGCACAGACGTTACTTATTTAGTTGAAGACATTTTAGAGTCTTTCGCACAAAGAAGAGAAGCTAAAAGAAATAAGGTTAGATTAATGCATGAAATGATTGCATTCTTAAAAGATCAAAAAGGTCGTTTAGCTGAAGCTGATAGAAATCTTCCAGATATTAAAGCAGCAGATCATTTAATCAACACTGAAATTGAGAGACTAAGTGAAGAATTGGACGCAGCTCAAAACGAGGATCTATTAACAGTTTCTGATGGTTACTTGAACGCTACACTAAAAGGTGAAGTTGATGGTTTAGCTAAAGGTACTGAACTAAAAGTTGATGCTGTAGAATATAGCGGCGCTGGTAGAGACGATGTTTTAACAGTCTTTGTACAAGAAGAACCTTTAAGAATTGAAAAGTTTAGAATTGAGCTAGAAGCTGGCGCAATAATCTAAAACACTATACAAATCTAGAAGAGCCCATTTGGAAACAAATGGGCTTTTTTGTGTATAAACTTAAACAAACTATATTAACGTGGCAAAGAGAAAAAAGAATTACCTCAATAATAAAGATCTTTATAATGCAATTGTAGAGTCTAAAGAACAAGATAAGCTAACTCCAACTGCTGAAAAGATGTTAATACTATTGGCCGAGAGGACGATAAATAAATTAACATACGTAAACGAAGACGATAGAAGTGATTGTTTGCAATTTGCTATGTTAGATTTGTTAAAGTACTGGAGAAACTTTAATCCAAAATACCCTAACGCATTTGCCTATTTTACAGAGATTGCAAAACGTGGCTATGCTAAAGGTTGGAATAAAATTCATCCGCAAAAATATAAGAACACCTTATCAATGGACCGTATCTCAGCTAAAGATAGTACAGGAGAGGGTGGTATGTTTAATATTTAATGTCGATTAAGAATCTCAAACCAAGTGGAAATTCAGGTTTTGTCCAAGGTTATTTTACACCAACAAATCCAGACAAATATATTGGACCAACTCCAATAATTTATAGATCCTCTTGGGAGAGAAAGTTCATGATAATGTGTGATACAAAAGAGAGCGTAATAAAATGGTCTAGCGAACCTGTTGAGATCAAATATTTCTCGTCATATGACAAGAGACAGCACTCTTATTATCCAGACTTTTACATGAAAACTGAGAAGGCCGGCGAAACTGAAGAGTTTTTGGTTGAGATTAAACCCGAAGCTCAAATTACCAAACCTCAGCCTCCAACAAAGAAGAGCACCAAAGCTCTTAAATCCTATAAGTTTTTAGCAGAACAGTATGTTAAAAACATGGATAAGTATAAGTATGCTAAAGCATGGTGTGCCGACAGAGGCTTTAGATTTATCGTCTTAACAGAAAAATCACTCAAATAATGGGCAAGATTAAAGACGATATAAAAAAGTTTAGCCGTGAAAACGGTGGCAAAACAAAAGCTATAACAAAGGCTGAAGAGTGGTTTACAAAGGGCACTAAAAGTCGTTCTGACAAAACAGTTGCTCGCACAACTCGTCCATTTGTGCCTGGTAAAATTTATGTCTTTAAGTATGAAAAACCTAAAGGCATTGATCGTTTACCTTGGTGGGACATGAATCCAGTTGTATTAGCACTAGATCCAACAGATAACAAAAATGATTTAGGTATTAATCTAAACCTTTTACCAGTTAAAGTCAAAGAGGATCTTTTAGATTTTGTATATGAACAAATGAAATCTCAAATTGAGAATCAAATGAAAGGCAAATCAGCAAATAATGCTAATGCCCAACGAGAACTTAAATTTACTTATGATGGTGCTAAAAAATTCTTAGCTCAATATGGCTTTGACTTTGCAATTCGTCAATACATTCCAAACTTAAAGGCTGACCAAAAAGTCGTAGCTTATGAAAGCTGGGCAAAAATAGTTCTTTGTGACTTTATGAGCCTTAATGGGACTACGATTGCTAAGGTCCAAGAGGCCTTTAGAAACCACTTAAAGAAGTAAGATATATAAATTGAATAGTAACTAAACAATATGGCAGGTTATACAAACAGAAGGAACGGACCATTGAGCGTCAATACCAGACCATTTAGTGTTTCAAATGCATTGAAAACGCTAAGTAGTTTTGGTATGCGTTATGATGATTTGGTTCTAAGACAGTCTCAAGCTATTGGTCCAATGGAGGATCAAATTGGCTATGGCGAGATGAATCCATTTGGTCTAGATAATGATGACATCTATGGTGCATTTGCCGCCATGTCGATGACCGACATTAATCTTAAAAAGAACATTCCGTTTTTTGATCAAGATTACCCTGGTAAAAGAGATGAACTAAGAAACTTTGCAATGCACGATGAAATCGAGGACATTCTCGATATTCTGTGTGATGAAACCATTGTATACGATGATAAAAATTTCTTTTGTCAACCTGAAGTTTTAGGTCTTGATATTTCAGATCAAGTAAACAAAGATCTTAACAAATATTTTAGACAAATCTATCACTATTTTGGGTTTAACTCAGACCAATCTGCATGGTATTTCTTTAGAAAATTCTTAGTCGATGGTTATTTAGCATTTGAAATCATTTATTCACCTGATCAAAAAGAGGTAATTGGCTTTAAAGAATTAGATCCAATCACACTTATTCCAGGTTATAATCATGATGATGGCAAGAAAGTTTGGGTTCAATACAAGGATGATCCTGTCAAAGAGCGTAAACTTTACGATTCACAAATTATTTACATTTCATACTCTTCGATCACAACAGCATCGAGAGTTTCATATATCGAAAGACTAGTTAGAGCCTTTAACTTATTGAGAATTATGGAACACACTAGAATTGTGTGGGCTGTAACTAACTCATCTTTTAGAATGAAGTTTATCATCCCAGTTGGTGGTAAATCTAAAACTCGTGCTAAACAATCTTTGGCACAGTTGATGAATTCATATAAAGAAACGGTTGACTTTGATTGGGAATCAGGTAGCCTTACAACAGATGGCTCACCGATGTTGCAGTTTAACAAAGAGTATTGGTTACCATCGAAAGAAGGTGAATCACCAGAAATTGAAACACTTGGTGGTGAAGGTCCTGAATTATCAGACGTTGAAGCACTTAAGTATTTCTCAGATAAACTAAAGCATGTTTCTAAAATTCCTTTCAACAGATTCTTATATGAAGATGGTGGCGGTGAATTCAACCTTGCAGCCGATGGTATGATTAGAGACGAGATTAAGTTTGGTAAGTTTATCAAGCGTTTAAGATCTACTTTCCAAGAAATTCTTGTTAAGCCACTCTATATTCAAATGTGTTTAAAGTATCCTGAGTTTGTGGACGATCCACAATTCAAAACTCAAGTTGCTCTTAGATTCAATGAAGAGAATGTCTTTGCAGAGTTAAAGAACATGGAAATCATGGAACGTAGACTTGAATTTATTTCATCAATGAGAGATTCTCTAATGACTACGAATCAAGAAACAATGGAAGAAGAGTACTACTTCGATCAGGAATACCTTGTTAAAAAGTATCTCAAATTATCTGATGATGAGATTAGAGCCAATGAAGCGGCTAAGTCTAAATTGGATAAAGAAGAGGCTGAGGCACCTGAGCCAGAAGACGATGGTATGGGCTTCTAAAAATGAAAGAATATATACACTATGGAAATTATTAAAACATTTGAAGACTTTATCAGTGCCAAGGTACAAGAAGCAGCTCTTAGAGCCGGAGAAGAGTCAGATATTTATATCGATGACATTGATCTAGATTCAGGTAAAACTGTTTCAGCGGCTGAGATTTTGGGTGCTATTACTGCATACCCAACTGAGAAAGAGTTTAAGAAGCACTTTTATGATACCTTTGGTCAAAATGCTTTTGGTGAAGGTGAGATTGATCAAATCGTAAAATTCTACAACGACTTTAAGGCTGAAAAAGCTGAAAAAGAAAAAGAAGAAGAGAAGGAAGCTGAAGGCGGCGAAGATGATCCACTGGCAGGCATCTAAAAAAGATTAAGATAATTACATAATAACGTAAGGATATATATTAAAAATAGAAAAATCCATAAATATGAAAAATCAAAAGGATTTGTTAATCGTCGAGATGTCATCTTCGACTTTGAGCGTTGCTTCAGGTGAAGAAAAAGACTACGTCCTCGAGGGTGTTTTTGGTCAAATTGATCAAAAAAACAGAAATAATAGAATCTATACTGAGGACGAATATGTCCCTCAGATTGAGGCTTTACAGCAGAAGATTTCTTCTTCTAAGCTTTTAGGTGAACTAGATCACCCAACACAGTTCGATACATCTTTGAAAAATGTATCACACATCGTAGAAGAATTGTACTACGATAAGGACACAAAGGAGGTGAGAGGTCGAATACGTTTATTGGACACTGATGCCGGTAGACAAGCTAAAGCCCTAGTTGATGCAGGTGTACCTCTTCAAATTTCATCAAGAGCTGCAGGTGCAGTTGAATCTAACGGTAAAGTTAAGATTAAGCAACTATTTACTTATGACTTAGTAGCAGATCCTGGTTTTGAGAACGCAGAACTTAAGAGAGTTAACGAATCTTATGGCTTCTCAAATGATAGCGGCGTTTACATCTACGAAATGGGCGGTGCTGCAGATATTACTGAAAATATTGAAACTCAAACTTTAAATACTGAAATAAAAGAAAACAAAAACATGGCAGAATTCGTAAAAGCCGAAGACTTTAACAAGTACTCAGAGTATTTGGCTAAAGAAATTAAAGGCATCAAAGAGTCAATTGACGCTAAGACCGCTGAGGCTAGCGAAGACATGACAGTCGAAAACTTAAAATCGCACAATGACCACATTGCAGAGAGTGTAAATAACCTATCTGAATATGTTGGTTACTTGGCTGAAAAACTAGATCAAGGTATTCAATACACTGAGCACGTTGCAGAAAAAGCAGATCAAGGCATCTCTTACTCTGAGCACGTTGCAGAAAAACTAGATCAGTCAATCCAATACGGTGAGCATATTGCTGAAGCTGTAGCTAAAGTAAAAGACTTTGCTAACTATTTAGCAGAAGCACACAACGAAGGTGCTGAATCATCTCAAACTATTCTTGAGTACATCGAATACTTAAGAGGTAATTTACAATCAGTTTCTGAGTACGCTGAGTACATCGCAGAATCTATCAACGAAAACGTAATCACTGAAGAAGTTGAAGAAACTGAAGAAGTTGAAGAGGATACTACAGATGATATTGAAGCTGAAGAGGAAGCAGAAGCAGAAGTTGTAGATCTTGAAGATAAAGTAGAAGATACTGAAGAAGAGGTTGAAACGGCTGAAGACGTAACTGAAGAAGTTGAAGGTGAAGAAGCAGGTGTCGAAGGTGAAGACGTTGTTAAAAAGGACGAGGAAGAACTAGAAGAAATTGGTGATAACTCTGACGAAGGTGACGTTGAAGGTGAAGATGCAGGTGAAGAAGGTGAAGACGTAGTTAAGTCTGAAGAAGAAGACTTAGAAGAAATCGGTGACAATGCACCAGAAGGTGATGTTGAAGAAACTGGTGACGAAGTAGTTGACGCTGAAGATCTAGAAGACGAAACTGAAACTTCTGATTCTGAAATCGAAGATGAAACTGAAGAAGCTGAAGCTGGTGATTCAGACGAAGAGGCTGAAGGTGAAGATGGTGCACACGATCCATTAGAAGCTTACAAAAACGAAATCTCTTCTAAACTTAACAAACTAGTTGAGTCAGCTCAAATCAAAGAGAACGAGAATCCATCATTCTTTAGAGTCGTATCAACATCAACTGTTGAAAAATACAACGCTCTTACTGAAGATGCTAAAACTGAAGTTAGAACTAAAGTTGCTAAAAGAGGCTTTATGACCGAATCAGAAATCGTATCATTGATCGAATCTTCTCAATTGATTGTTGAAAACAGAAATGCTGAGCCATTCTTCTTAGCTGCGATGCCAGCTGAATACAGAGGTGCTTGGGAAAACTTATCAGAATCTAAGAAGAACCAAATTGAGGCTCAATCAAAATACCACACTCTAAATACAGAATATCAAGTAAGAAACTTCTGGCAGACTAGAGACCTTAGAGATACTAAGATCGAAATGGAAAAAGTAGAGATGGTAAAAGAATCTAAAACTGAAGAGGTGAACAAACCAGCTTACGATGTAAGCCAGTATGCTGAAGAGTTGAAGAAAAGATTCAAAAAATAAGGATATATAAACTTAATCGACGAATACGGGTGACAGAAGCAGAAAACCCAAGCAAGTCGAGTTTAACTATAAACACAAACAAAAAAAAGATCATTTCAAAATGGCTAATTTATTAAACGAAGCTGAGATCAGAAATACTTGGGCTCCTATTATCGAGGAAGCTACTGGTATTAATGAATCAGAAAAGCTAGCTTGGATGTCGACTTACTGTCACAATCACAAGCTTTACGAAGACGCGAACATCATGTCTTTGTCTAACAACCCTGGTCCAATGAACCTTACAGGTATGGGCGCAGTATCTTTCCCTTCACAAGTAGGTAACGGTGCAAGCGTTGGTACAAACGGTTCTGGTGACAAAGCTCCAACTCTATTGCCTTTGGCAATGCAAGTTGCTGCTCAAACTATCGGTCTTGACTTGGTACCAGTTGTACCAATGGCAGGTCCTATGGGCTTATTGTCTTACCTAGACTTCACTTACGCAGGTGGTAGACTAGATAACGCTGAAACTCCATTGTACATCAAAACTTCTGCAACTGAAAAAGCAGGTAATGATGTTGAAATCGGTAAATCAAGAATCGATGGTAAACTAATCATCAAAGTTGTTGATGCATTAGATGCGACTGCAACTCCAGCTGAAACTAGCATTTCAGTTAGATACGCTAACGCTGAGTTAGTTGCTGCATTAGAAGACCACATCCCAGGTTTCTCTGGTGCTGGTGTAACTGATGGTTCAGCAGCTTATGCTCCAATGTCAAGAAACGACGGTGAGCGTTTGGCTGACAACTTAATGGGTCTTTCATTGTTCAGCAAGTCAGTTGCTGCAGAAACTTTCCAAGTAGCTGCTGCTGTGACTAGAGAGCAAGTACAAGATCTTAAGCAATTCGGTGTTGACGCTGTTGCTCAAGTAGAAGCAGTATTGACTAACGAATTGACTCAGTCAATCAACCAACACATCTTAGGTAAAATGAGAGCTTTGGCTGCGACTAACTCTGGTCACGGTTTAGGTACTCTTACTATGGATTACGACGCTACAGGTGGTAACACTTACGGTGATCACAACAGAAGAATCCTTACTCACATCTTAGCTCACGCTAACTACATCGCAAACGTAGGTAGAAGAGGTGCTGGTAACTTCGCAGTTGTTTCTGCAAAAGTTGCTTCAGCTATTCAAGGTGTTGCAGGTTTCGTACCTAACCCATTCGCTAACACTGTAAACCAAGTTGCTGGCGCTATTTACCCAATCGGTTCTGTAGCTGGTATCAATGTTTACACTGACCCAACTTTGGCGTTCGATAACTTGGACGTATTAGTAGGTAGAAAAGGTGATGGTAACGGTCCAGGTTTGGTATTCATGCCTTACTTGATGGCTGAATCAGTACAAACAATTGCTGAAGGAACTATGGCTCCTAAAGTAGCTGTTAAATCTAGATACGCTCTAGTTGAAGCTGGTTTCCACCCACAAACTCAATACTCTACATTCTCAATCTCAGACTTGACTCTATAATCAATCTAAAGATTTAGAATAGGTATATAAGTATCTTAAAGGGGCTCTCGAAAGAGAGCCCTTTTTTTGTTTCATATTTACCAAAAAAGAGATGATATATAATCTAACAGGTTTAATTTTAAGAAACAAATTAAAAAGATATGAAATTCAAAAAGAAAATTCAAATGTTTGAAGACTTTGCTTCAAGTGCAGACACTTCAAACTCAACTACACCATCAAGTGCAACAACCAAAACCGCAGTTGCAGTTGATAAAACTAACACCAAATCGGGTGAAGCTATCAGACAAGAAGTGATCAAAGATGTTGATACTATCTTAACTAACTTAGCAGAGTTATCTAATCAGATTACTGAATCATATGCAGTAAATGAAAACTTGGATGAGTTACTGAAAGGTCTTAAATCTACCTTTGCTGTTGCTAAGGCTGAAATGATGTTAGACAAATACGAAAAGCTTTTAACGTTGGCTGATCCAACTAATCAAAAGAATCAAGTTACCATTAAGACTGCCAAAATGAAAGCAGAAATAGATAAAATTACAAAATCTGTCGAAGGTAAAGGTATTGCACCTGAGGTTAGAGAAAAAGCTGCAAAAGAAAAAGAGAAACTTCAAAAACAAATGGCCGGTGCAACTGAGGCTGCAGCAACGCAAACAGAAAAGGCTAAAAACGCACTCTCAGAATTTGAAAGTAAATTAAGTACCATAGAGGCTGACATTACAAAAGGTTCAAAGCTAGATGTAGCTTATCAAGCTAAAAAAGCAAGGCTAAAAAATGCAGTTAGAGAAAAATCAATGGAGGACGCAGCTAAACTAGCAGCCGCACAAGGTAAGGACGATGCTGCAAAAGAATTAGCTGAAGAGCTTGAAGCGATTAAAGAAAGATCGGCTGAATTAGAAGCTAAAATCAAAAAAGGTGAATCACTTGCTAAAGAAGAAATTGCAGAACTTGCTGGTGTTAAAGCTTACATGGCAGAGATTGAAGCTATTATGAAAGCCAGAGAAGATGTTAATAAAGTAGTTGCTTCAGCTAAAGAAGCAACCGATGCTATCAAGGAATCTTTATTAGCATTTAATAATGTTATTTTAGAAAGCGCAGTTGAAGATCTATTTTCTAAAGCAAAATCTAAATCAGATGAAGCTGCATTAGGTAAAGCTAAGCAATTAGCAAATGCTATTAAAACAGCCGCTACTGCTGAATTAGCAGCCGTTTCAGCACTAGCTAATAAAATTAAAGGTCAAGAAGTTACTAAAAGTGTTATTGGTTTAGCCGGTGGCGATATGGACAATGCACAAAAAGGAGAAAAAGGCTTTAAATTAGGTGAATTTATTCCTAAATATGGCGATGGCACTTCGTTAAAGAAACCTGAAGATCTTGCAGCTGTTAAAAGTGCAGATGAAGTTTTAAATAATGTTGACCAAGCTATTGCAGACGCTAAAGAAGGTGGCACCCCAGAACCAACTCAAGAGCCAGAACCAACTCAAGAGCCAGATCCAACTCAAGAGCCAGATCCAACTCAAGAGCCAGATCCAACTCAAGAGCCAGATCCAACTCAAGAGCCAGAACCAACTCAAGAGCCAGAACCAACTGTACCTGAAAGCATGCATATTCCTACACCTGATGAAATTAAAAGGTTAAATGAATCATTCGCATTCAAATCAGGTTCTGTTGCTGACAGATTCAGATCATTAATGTAATATTAAAGACGACGCTTAGCGTTCTTCTTTGCAAGTTTAAGAAACTCCTGTCTCTCATTGAGCAGGAGTTTTTTACATTCCTTGCGAAACTCAATTGAGCTCTTTAAGATACGACTGTCTACCATTGGTGCATCAAGCACATCGCTATATTCTGGGTGGACAAAGTTTTCTAGATCAAAGTTCATAAACTTAGCCTTAATTGGTTTAAGACTTATGGCACAAATCCAATCTATAGTGTTATAATTAGTATAGAGGGTTTCACGATCTACGACCATTTGGTTCTCATGGTCCCAATACATTTTAACGTAATCTGCTGGTGCAGTCGTGGTTCTTTGCATTCTTAGGATGCAACCAACGAACTGATCACTATCCGACCACCTCTTTATATGTCTGTGTTCTACCAGGAACTTACGGTGCGACTTTTGTAATCCACCTAGTATAATACCGTATCTATTTCTAGGGTTCGGCCCGTTAGTCCGTTTGATCTCTATGTGACTTGCTCTTGCCATATACTTTATATATTTTAGAAACCTTTTGCGGCCCTGTGCGTATAACCTACAAAACATACTTATATGCAGTCATTAAATCAGCTCTTTACAGAGAAGTATCGTCCAAAAAACTTGGATGATCTAATTTTGCCAGATCGAGTTATGAGTAAGTTCAAAGATGGACTTGTTCAAAACATGTTATTTGCGGGTTCACCAGGAACTGGCAAAACGTCTACTGCTAAGGCTCTCGTTAATCAATTTGAGTTGCCTTATCTTTATATCAATGCATCGACAGATACCTCAGTTGATGTGATTAGAACCCGTATTATCGATTTTTGTTCAACTGTCTCGATCATGGATAAAGCTGGTAGCTTTAAGGTAGTGATTCTTGATGAGGTTGATGGTGTATCAGACCAATTCTTTAAGGCTTTGCGTGCTACAATGGAACAGTTTGCCTCTAACTCTCGTTTTATTGCAACGTGTAACTACATCAACAAACTGCCAGATCCAATCCTATCTCGATTTGAAGTCATTAACTTTGACTTTGATAAAGAAGAAGAATCAGAGTTGACCAAAAAATACATTAAACGAGTGTATCAAATCTGTGGCAATGAAGATATGACCATTGATAAGGCCGCACTCGTAGAATTTGTACGTCGTAACTTTCCAGATTTAAGAACTACTCTTAACAAACTTCAAGGTTACAAAACTCAAGGTACAAATAATATTACGGTCGAGGACGTTAAAAAGTTTAACTCAGTTTACAAAGATGTATTTGAGTTGATCTTTAACGAGACAGATCCAGCGAAGAATTATCAATTGCTAGTGAGCAATTATGCAAATAAAGTTGACGACGTACTTCAAACATTGGGTGAAGAGTTTGTTGAATATATACAACAAGAGAAGTTGCAGCATGTAAAGCACATTCCTCAGATTATCATTACAGTTGCTAAACACCAAGCGCAACGTGTACATGTTATTGATCCAGTGATTACAATGCTTAGTTGTGTGTATGAAATACAATCTATCGTCAACTCTTAAAAAACTTATTAGAAAATTTTTTATTGTCAATTATTTTGTGTATATTGGCAGTAGAATAAGAAACAAGAGATATGAAAGTGGGAAAACATACACTACTTATAGACGGTAACTATTTTGTGTTCAGTAGACTTTTTGTCTTACCTAAACCTAAAGGCGGTGTAGCCTTATTGGGCGATGATAAGCAAAAAGCACAGTTCATGAGAAAGTTGGCCATTGACTTTGCATCGGAGATGCGCAAGTTAAAAATGTTTGTCGATGATGTTGTATTAACAGTCGATAGTAAATCATGGCGTAAGGATCTTTATCCTGAGTCAGATTATAAAGGCACTAGAAAGCAGAGTTCTGATGTAGATTGGAACGCTGTCTATTCTGTATATGAAGAATTCCAAAAGGTAGTAGCTAGTAAAGGCGTTACGGTTCACCAAATTCAAGGTGCTGAGGCTGACGATGTTATTTTTGGTTGGTCTACAATGCTTAACGCTCGTGGCAAATCATGTATCGTATGGTCGGGTGATAGAGATCTTATTCAGTTGGTAAACTACTCTACTACTAACGATGCTCACACTATTTGGTATTACAATACTAGAAAGTCACTCTATGGTTACAAAGGTTTCTTAAAAGATATGGAGACCTCGGCTGCAGCCGATATGAGTAATGACGATATGCTCTTTAATATGGGCGGGCAAACTATGCTTAGAGATAATTATCAAGGTGATATTTTGTCTTGGATTGAGGCTAATAAAATTCAGATCGAAGAAATTGATTGTGACGAGTTTATTCTTAAGAAGATCTTAACAGGTGACAAGTCAGACAATATTCCTGCTGTAGTTACTTGGCAAAAAGAAATGAAGTCGGGTAAATTACGTAACTACTCTTTGACAATGAAGCACGCTGATACTATCTATGATCAGTTTATTAAAGAGTATGACAATTTTGTTATTGATCACTTGTTCTCATCTGAGTATAAAGATAAATTATCAGATATTGTTTATCGTGTAGTTGGACATAGTAATCCTACTCTAATTAAAGTTGCATTGTCAAACAATATTGCACTAATGCTACTACACACTAAGACAATTCCAGATGCTATTCAAAAGGCAATTTATGATTCTATTGAAAAGGATTGGGAAGGTGCTATTGAAAACAAAGAGTCTATCATGGAAATGGATCGTATTCTTGAAGGTACAACTTGGTTAAAAGATCAACCAAGTTTTGGTCCAGATGCTTTCGCAGGCATGGATATTCCAGATGAATCAACTGCTCCTCCTAAAAAGATGAAGCTTGTTGGTAAAAAGACAACTCCTAAAAAGACCACTGAGGAGAGTCAGACTAAAAAATTATTTTAATGGAAGAACTTATTCAAGTTGAAGAGATTTTAACCGAAGCAAATGCTTATGGTTTAAGACAAGAAGTTATTTTGACTGCGCTCAATTTCATAGAAGATGGTTATGGTATGTTAGAGGCATATCAACTATCTTTTATGGATTGGGTTAAGTAAACTAAAGCGTAGCTAACACATATAACATATATGCTAGACGAAACTAAATTATTCGACTTCGTAAAAATTATGTTTACGAAGAAAGACACTTATAATAAATTAAAAAATCATTCTAAGAAACGTCATCATTTTATGATTAATCGTTTCTTTGCTATTAAATATCCTGCAAATTCGCAGATGTTTAACATCAATGGGATCAATGGAGCAAATGTAGTTGAATCTTGGGCCATGGTAGCTTCAAGGTTTAAATCTGTACCAGGTTGGTTTTACACTAAGACCAAAAAATCGGCCTCTAAAAAAGATACAGATAAATATACTCCAGACGATCGTGCTGTAGAAATCTATCTGTCTAAAAACGAAATAGGCATGCGAGAATTCAATGAATTGAAGACTTTCGCTAAAGAAGAACTATACGCTGATCTTAAAAAAATTGAAGCCCAGATAGATGTCTACGCCAAGTAAAGATACATTCTCTGAGGTTATTGATATAACCTTATACAAGTATAACTCAATTGATCTAAAGTTGTGGGGTATTTTGTGTAGAAGCTCAGGTACTAAGAAATTAGATGAAGATTCGATTCTAGTCAGTAGTGATGATATGCAAAAAGCGCTTCGAGGTTTTTTTAGAGCTGAGATCAATCGCTTTCAAGCTATTAGCGATGTGGCTATTCACAAAGAGGCTACCTCTGTTTATTTCTTACAACAAATGTTTGATCACATGACTAATCTTATGTGGATTAAACTAACACTTAATAAGAATGCAAGTTATAATCGTATAGTTAATATTGATCAAATCAAAACTATTAAATATAGCATCAAAACACTAAGAGGTAGTATTAGACTCTTTGATATTTTTAATGAGCATGAATGTGAAGTGGCCAGCAAAGTTCTTAGAAGGGCTAATCTTTTTAAAGACGATGAACACTATACTGTTATGCGAGTTAAGACTTTTTTAAACACATTAGATCTATTCTTATCAGAAAACAACACAACTGAGATTTTTAATATCATTAATCCAATAATTTCAGTTGCAGAACAGTATGAGTCTGATGATCCTGAGATGCTCTTAATAGCTGACAAAAAGTCAGATATATAAATAAAAATAAGAGGTCTTAGACTCCAATTTAATGGTAACGAATTTTACAGCTACTGAAATAGGTGATTATATGTTTGCTAAGCTAGTTGAACCTTATGAAGGTGTAACTAAAGTCTTAAGCTGGAATATAATTGCAGGTGTTTCATCACCAAGAACAATTGGTACACTAGCGCTTGTTGGCGGAGATACTAATGTAGTAGGTACTGGCACAAGCTTGGACTTACAATCAGGTGATCAGATTATTGTAGCTAATTATATTTTAACAGTAGATCAAGTTTTAGGTCCTAATGGTTTTACAATCGTAGAGCCCGCACCATTTACAGCTAGTGCTATTAAGTTCTACAAGGCACCAAATCCTAATAATCATTTTACGTACTCTTATAGATGGTCTCAAGAGGGTTCAAGCTCAGATGGTGGTCAAATGTCACCACTCTACTCTTTAAATATTGGCTCTGGTCCACAAGATCTTTTAGGTCAAACGTTTGATCCATCTAAGCCACTTTGGATTGATGTAAAAGCCGAAGTTAGTGCTCTAAGTGACTACAATTCAATTACACTCTTAAGTGTTACTTTTGAATTAGAAACCGAGAACGGTACAATTGAATCTTGTCCTCAATTCTGTGGTGATTGTTCAGATCCATGGGCAATGAGCGGATGTGCAAACATTGTTATAGATTGTGAAGACGATATTTACAACCCATATAATCTTCAAAGACCAAGAGATACTTATAGAGAAATCAGTGAATTGGCTTCAGAAATGTGGGGTCACCAAGTTAGATACTTTAGAGTTGAACCAGATCAAAGATCTCGAGATGTGGTCTTAATGGAGTATTCACTCTATAATGTAATGGAAGAAAAGCAACTTAAAATAGTTGTACCAGACAATGCAATGCCAACTCAAGAATTCAGCTTTGATATTTTTGGCATGGGCTTTGAAGACTTTGAGGTTCACATTACTAAAGGACAATTTAACACCGCATTTGGTTTAGGTGCTAGTCCAAGAAGTAGAGACTACTTATATTTCCCTCTAATGAACAGAATGTATGAAGTACGTTCAGTCTCTTTTGCAGATGAGTTCAATATGGATATGACATATTGGAGAGTAATGCTTACTAAATATGAGGACAGAACTAGCTCAATTCACAATGATAGCCAAGTTGAGCAGGCAGTTGATGATTTGGTGACAGGTATTGAAGAAGTTTTCGGTGAAGAGATTCAAGAGGAGTTTGACAAAGTTACTAAACCACAGCAATATCAAACCGTATTTAGTGAAGTCGGTGATGGCATTAGATATAAGATTCACAATGGATTAGTAATTAAAGACACTCAAATTAGAAATAAATGGACTGTAGTTGCTAAGAACGTATATGATTTAAGTACGGTCAAGGATCAAGGTTTAAATGCCCTAACTTATAAAAGAAAGTCACAACTATCAACTTCTGAAAACTTAGCTATTACTTTATGGTTTAGACCAAGCGTAGTTGACGGTACAGATTTACCATTGATTACTTCATATAACAATAACAAGGGGCTTGCTATTAATACAACCCATGATACATTAAGCGTTAAGATTAATAACGATACACACTCATTTACTTATAGTAATAACTTAGAAGCTGGTGTGTGGTATGGTCTAGTCTTTAATCTTAACAATCAATATAATGCAGTGACAGCAAACGTTTATAGATTAGATCCACTGAGTAACTGGCAAAATGGCCAAACTGTACAAGATACTATGACGTCGGCTCTCACAGGAACTGTAAGTAATATTATGCCATATGGTTGGACAGGTGATACTCAATGGTCATTAATGCCAAGTAAAGTTGAGATGACTAACATTAGACTCTTCTCAAGAACCATTGAACAAGAGCAACACTTTAATATACTCCAGCAATATGTCGTTAGAGATAGTCAATATGCTAAGATTGTCGATAACGCAATCCCCTCTATTCAATTAAGACGCTATAATCAAGCCAGATAATTTAAGGCCTTATTAAGCCTCGAGGATTTGGTAGATATATAGATTATATTATAATATTATGAGCGAAGATAATAAGAAAAGTATTTCTGAACAAGCTGACGAAATCAGAAAAGAGTTAGACGCTCTTATAGGCGAAGGCCAACTTGATGTTGAAACTGATCCATCTGATTTACCCGTAACTCAAAGGGAAACCAGTCTTGCACCAGTAAACTACACTGAAATAAAAAGTCAATCAACGACTAAGGCTAAAAAGACTATTACTAGTCTAATGAAATTCTATCTCGATGCAGATATTATTGAGAAGGACGAATATATTCAAGCTAAAAAGAAGATGGATGAGATGACGATGAGTTCATTGATCTATCAATTACAGGCTGGTGAAAGAGCCTTAACTACTCTACTTGAAACTATCGAAGGCGGTGAATTAGCACCGAGAATGTTCGAGGTCTTGGCAACACTTCAAAAATCAATGCTTGACATTATTAAGTCACAGACAATGTACTTGATGGCAGCCGAAGAATCAACAAAGAGAATCGCACGTGACATTGAGATCTATAAAAAGAGAGATGATACTCGTGAAATCGAAGAGAGTGGCGGTAGCACAGAAAACAAAAATATTCAAAGAGGTACAAAAGATCTAATGGCTGCAATTCAAGCAGGTATTAAGAGTAGCGATGACGACATTACAGATGTTGACATAGAAGAGAATACAGATGAGTGATTACGTAGGAGATAATAAGTGGATTCCAAAAGAAGATGGGGGTCAAGCCTCATCTGACAGAATTGTTTGGTCAACCAAGCAAGTCAATGATCTGCTTCTTGCCCTAGATCAAGGTTATAAACCTAAAGTTGCAATGCCATTTTATGAAGGTAAGCAATTCTTAAGAAAGGGTAATATTGTCTTTGAATACACCGATGAAGAGATTCAAGAGCTGGCTAGATGTGCCAGTGATATAGTCTATTTTGCTGAAAAGTATGCAGTTGTAATGACTGATGAAGGTATTCAACGAGTTAAGCTTAGAGAATATCAAAAAAGAATGCTGCGTAACTTTCAGCATGAAAGATTTAATATTGTTTTGGCATCTCGACAAATGGGTAAAACGGTAACGGCCTCGATTTTCAATGCGTGGTACTTAACGTTTAACACAGATAAGAATACACTACTACTTGCAAACAAATCTGATTCAACTAAAGAGATTATTGATAAGGCTAAAGTTGTAGTTGAAAACCTACCATTCTTTATGAAACCTGGGATCATTAAATATGACGTTATGAATGTGCGTTGTGATAATGGTTGTAGACTAGTTGGTCAGTCAACTACCGCAAAGGCTGGTATTGGTTTTACGATTCATAACTTGTACTTGGATGAGTTTGCTCACATTCATCATACTATCGTTGACACTTTTTATGAAAACGTTTATCCAACGCTTTCAGCCTCTAAAGTCTCAAGGATTACAATTACATCAACACCAAATGGATTTAATAAGTTCTACCAAATATACTCCGCAGCAGATCGCGGTGATAATGAATATCATGCTATGCGTATCGACTGGTGGGAACATCCTGACAGAGACGACGCATGGTACGACAGAGAACTTAAAAACTTAGGTTCAATTGAGGCCTTTAATCGCCAATATGGTAATGAGTTTGTTAGTTCATCTAATCTATTATTAGATCCAGCTGATATGAAGAAAATGCGTAAGCGTATGAAAAAATACGTTTGGCATGACTTTGATGAGTTTGACTATATTTCAATTGACACCAAAGACAATTTATTTTGGGATCCTGATTTTGACATAGATACGTGCAAAGACGGTGAAAAGTTTTGGCTCTTCTCAGTTGATATTGCCGAAGGTAACGGTGGTGATTACTCAGTGATTAATATGTTCAAAGTTTCACCAATGAACGTAAAAGAAATAGAGAACGTAGTTAACCCCGGTGCAATGTACGACTTCTTTAAATTAGAGCAAGTTGGAGTCTTTAGATCTAACAGCCACGTTATTGAAGACTTTGCTAAAGTACTCTATACCTTATCATGTGACATCTTTAACCCAGAAAACGTAAAGATGATTGTAGAATACAATACGTATGGTACAGTGCTCTTTAACTATCTAAGACAAGTCTTTCCACAGAGAAATGATTTTGATGATGAGATGGTAGTTAGATTTAGACATCGTCACGATGCCAGAACCTTAAAGCCAGGAATAAAGCTTAAGTCTGATAATAAAGCAATTTTCTGCCAGAATTTTGCTAAACTTTACAAGATAAATAGATTAGATTTGACAGAGGAATCGACAGTGACTGAAGCAAGTCTGTTTGGTACTTTACCAAATGGTAGTTATGGAGCGCAGATGGGGAATGATGATACGATAATGACGGCCATCACTGCAACTGAATTTTTTAACACTACAGACTACGCGGATTACATTGAAGAATTACTAGATTTCATCGACCCAGATCTGCATGATGCTATGGAGCAAATACTATATAGAGACTCACAGGATCAAGGAGATTTGCAGTATGATATTTACGACCTACTCAAATAAATTTACGAACGGAAACAGATATATAATAAAAGAACAAAAAAATAAACTAGAACAATTATGGCATTAAGTCCTCAATTACAACAGTTCAAAAGCTCAGGCGTATATCGTCTAGAGTTTGACAAATCACAAACTGTTAACATCCCAGCTGAGACTATCAGATTAGTTGTAGGTAGATCTAAAAAAGGTCCTTACAATACTCCGGTTTTCATCGAAGATGTAGAACAGTTCATCCAAGTTTTTGGCAGCATTGATAAGTCTTTGGAAAGAAAAGGTATGTTTTTCCACAGATCAGCTATCGAAGCTCTTTCAAGAGGACCTATCTTAGCCTTGAACTTAACAGCGGCAGACGAAGATGATACAGTTTCTATCGTTTCTCCAGCTACTAATTCAAGCCAAGAAGGTTTAAGTCACGTTAACTTAACTTCACAGTACAGTGAAGTATTTGATACTGACAAATTCTGGACACCAAACGACGCTAAATTATTGGCAGCGGCTGGTAACGAAGATGAAGCTTCAAATCACGCACTTACTTTTGTAAACATCAAGCAGACTCCTATCACTATCATCGTTAGACAAGCGGCTAACACTGATGGTTTTAACATGACTGCAAGAGAATGGTACGGTGAAGGTAATATCCCTGAAGGTATCGATGATCTAGACTACGTATCAGACTACATGGTTGACGTAATGGTATTCAAAGGTAAATTTAATGCGGCTGAATTAAACAACGATCCAACTTACGGTACTTACTTTGACAATAAAGGTCTTTTCAGATCAGAGCTTGCTAAGTTTGCTGGTTTAAGAGAAGTTGAGTTGTTAGCACAATACACAGGTTCATTGATTCCAGAATTTATGGACAATGAAGGTCGTCAGTTGTTTATCGAAACTTTGATTAATATCGAAGCAAGAAGAACCGGCTTATTCTGTGCAGTTAACGAAGAAGCTTTAGCAGCAATCGATTTAGTTGGTACAGATTTCAACATCTACCAAGATTACCAATTACTTTCACACAGAGTTGATCAAGAGGTTTCTATTGATCCTGTTGCTCTTAACTTACAAGTTGAAGCTATGGATGGTGGAGAAATGAAAATTACTGGCATCACTAAACTTCTTATCGAAGCAGCACCATACAACGTAACAGTTGGTAAATTCTTAAAATCAGCTATTACTGGTGAATACTTAATGATTGAAGGCGTTGATGATGACGGTAACGGTAATGTAATTATCAGCACATCTGAAGGTAACTTTAATAAAGCAGTTTACGAATCATTTGACGGTGACGCTAACAACGTTGATCCAATGGTATTCGGTACAAACGTTGCAATTACAGTAGATCCTGCTGATGGTGGTTTAATCTTCGATATTCCATTTGCTGACATTACTAGCCAAGGTGTATTAATCTCAGGTAACTTCTTACCTAGTGCTACTGCTGGTGAATATGTAGAAATTTCAAACGTAGATCCAAACTACGATTCAGCTACTAAAATCAAAGTATCTCCAGCCGGAGGCGAGGCATTCTCTTCAAGCTTTGATAACATCACAGCTGCAAGCATTCAACCATATGTAAGAGCAGCTTCAGCTACTCTAGAATTGGCAACAATCGATCCTAACGCAAGAGCAGTTGTTTTCCCTGGAGTTAATACTTCATACACTTGGGAAGATTTAGGTGCTGGTCAATTTGCATTCTCAATCACAGGCGCTGATACATTTGATTGGTCAGAAGTTAAAGTTGGTATGTACGTACCAGCTGACGGCGGTAAATTAGCTAAGATTAAGAGAATTATCAAATCAGTTGATGATGGTGTAACTACTTACAAATTTGAGTCACACAGACCAGTTTCTAGCAGACCAGGTCATGCTCTTAAGAGATACGAAGATTCAACTGACGTTTACACAATGTTCCCACTTGATGGTGCAACTCAAAGCGACAAACTAATCGCTGAGTTACTAACAGCTATTAAGCCAGGTACAGGTTTAGGTAACGCATTGATTGACAAAGATAACATTACATTTAGATATGTTATTGATACTTTCGGTTCATTAGAGAACGGCGGTCTACTTAACAAAGAAGAGCTTGCTTTCCTTTGTAAAGAAAGACAAAACGCTTCAGCTATCTTGAACGCTCCGATGATCAAAGAATTCAAAGCTTCAACTAACCCATCATTCTTAGACGAAAACACAGGTGCATTCAGCACTAGATACGTTGCAACTGGTGGTAACTTGAACTTGAATCCATCGGCACTTTACACTCTACCATCGATCAACGAAGGTGCGAACTACGCATTCTACTACGGTCCTGGTTTGAATGTAATCGAGAACGGAAGAACTAAGGTGATCCCACCTGCAGCTTACGTATCTAACAACTACATCGACAAATACACTTCAGCATTGCCATGGTCAATCATTGCAGGGCCAAGAAGAGGTGTTGTAGGTGGTACAGGCGTACAATCTCTAGAATTTGCATTCGACAAAGACGATAGAGACGTACTTGAACCATTCGGTTACAACCCAATCGTATTTGAAAGAGGTGTAGGTTTGACAATTAAAGGAAACAAGACAGCTCAGCAGTCGATTCAATCGGCATTGTCTTCAGCTCACGTGAGAGAAGCGATGATCTATATCGAAGACGGTTTAGCAGAGATCTTGAAAAACTACTTGTTCGAATTCAATAACGCTCAAACAAGATTAGAGATTAAAACTTTGGCAGACAACTTTATGGAGTCAGTTAAGAAAGACGGTGGTGTTTACGATTACAGAAACATCATGGACGGAACTAACAACACTACTGAGGTTATCGACAACAACATGGGTATCCTTGATACTTACGTTGAGCCAGTTAAAGGTCTTGAAATCTTAGTATCGAGAGTAACAATCTTGAATACGGGTGAAATCGCAACAGGTAACTTTGCTTAATAAACGAGATATATAAATAAAACAAGATAAAGATTATGGCTTTACCACATTATTCAGAAGATCAAACTCAGAAAAAGGGCAGAAACTTCGAACCAGTACAGGCTAACCTATTCGAGGTGACTATTTTACCTCCTGATGGCGTTGCTGGTCAAGAAATGTTATTACAACACATCAACTCTATTTCTGGTATTGACGCTCTTCACAGAGAAGTAGCAGCTATCGAGCAGAAATATAAATTCGCTACCAGATCTTTTGCTGGTATGCCTGACGGTACTGCAATCGATGTAACTGTTAACTTTACATTGAACTTAAACGATTCTAACCAAGCGTACTTGTACAAAACTATGAGACAATGGTACAGAGCTCAGTACAATCCTGAGACTGGCGAAATGGGTCTTAAGAAGAACTACGTAGGTACAATTGTTATCGTACAGTTCAACAGAGAAGGTGACATTTACAGAAAAGTAACACTTGATGATTGTTTCATCACTTCAGGTATCGGTTTCACAGGTGAATTAAACTATGAAACTGCTGATCCACAAACATTAGAAATCACTTGGAGATCTGATCTTTGGGCTGAAGAATTGAACTAATAAATTACTTGGAAGGAGAGGACGCCAAGCGACTTCTCCTTCTTTTTTGCACAGAAAATATAATATATTATTAAAATACTAAAATATTATGAATAACACCAAATTAACCAAAAAGCTTCAAGTTCTCTTAACAGAGGACGAAGTGCGTGAGGTTAATCGGGTTATCTTAAACGATGCTTTAGAATCTGAAACTCGACCTATTTCAGTCAGCGCATGGATAAGAGATCTTATTCAGCGAGAGTTAAAGTCTAAAACTCCCGATCAAAAATCAATTGTTAAACAAACGCTTAAAAACCTAAAAGAAAAATAATATGAGTGACGAATTAAACAAAAACGAAGAAGAAATGGCAAGAGCCTTGGATGCTAAAGATGGCATTAACAGAACCATTGAAACTCCAGCTGAAGACGTTTCTGAAATGGAAGCAGTAATTGATTCTAGTGGATTAGGTAGAGTTAATATGCAAAACTTTGGTCCAGCTAAACCTGAAAAGTCTGATGACATTTTAGGATGGCATGTTCTTGACCTTAATGAACTACCGTCTAAAGGTAAATTCTACCCAGCTGACACTGTTCTTAAGATTAGATCTGCAAAAGCAGCTGAGATTAGACACTTCTCAACTATGGATGATAATAACTACATCGACATGGAAGAGAAACTTAATCACGTTGTAGCTTCATGTTCTCAAATGACTGGCAATGGTAAAAAACTATCTTACAAAGATATTCTTGAAGAAGATAGAATTATTTTACTATTGAGCATTAGAGATCTAACTTTCCCTGAACCAGAAAATAAGTTGATCCTTAAAGGTAAAACTGAAAAGACTAAAAAGTCAGTTGAGATTGAACTTTCAGTTAAAAACTTGGTTCCAACTGAAATCGTAGCAGAAATCGAAAAGTATTACGATGCTAAAGAAAGAACTTATGTTATTCAAACTAAATCAGCGGGTGAAGTGCGCATGAAGCCACCAACAATCGGTGTGATGGAAGAAGTAACAAGTTACTTAAGAGATCGTCAAGAAAAAGAAATTGAAATTGACAAGGCGTTTATTCAAATCTTGCCTTACACTGTATCTGATTGGAGACAATTGTCTTTGACTAAGATCTTTTCTTTAGAAGTAGACTACAAAGCATGGGACGATAGAAAGTACATGATTATGTACAGACTAGCTGAAAAAATGAGAATTGGTGTACAAACCGAACTTTATGCGGAAGTAGATGGAGAACCGGCGAAAGCCCCTCTTGACTTCCCAGGTGGCATCAAAAGTCTTTTCATTATTTCAGATCTCTCTGGAGAACTACTTTAAGACAAAGTTCTACCTGGGCATACATCTTAGAATGCAACCCTCGGAGATTGAAGAAATGTACTACTATGAATATTGGTACTACGTTAAAAATCTTCAAGAGTACATTAAAGCTAAGAATAAGCAACACACGGACCAACAAGAACAACAGGAGAAACAATCAGCCGCAATGCGAAAGAATACTTCTCCTAAGATGCCTAAAGTCCCATCAATGAAGACTCCGTCTTTAAAGATGCCGAAGTTGTAAAGATATATAGTATGAGATTAAGAGAGTGTCGCGAAAGCGGCACTCTCCATACTTAAAAATAAGCATCTCTTAACTTGAACGCAAACTTCTTAAAAAACGCCTTTGATAGACTAGGTGGCCAAGGTAAAGTCTTGGAGCAAATTAAGGACAATACTTTGATCACAGCGAATTCGGTTACCAAAGGTGGTGACCTATATTCTCGCATAGATTCATTAGTAACTGTTCTTGAAGATCTAGTTAAAGGTAAAAAGGGTGGCGGTACGAAAGGTACGAAAGGTATCGGGATGGGAGAAGCTTTAGCCATGTCTGTCATGGCACCTTCACTTAAGCCAATTGGTTTAGGTTTGGGCTATATTGTTGATGCTATCAATAAAATGGATGATGGCGGAGAAGAAAAAGCCAAAGCACTCGAAAGTATAATAGGCACTTTAACCAAATTAGGTGAAGTAGGTAAATCCATCTTAGTCTTTGCTGGCTATATGATACTGGCACTTCCTTTATTAATTTTAACTGCTGCAGCTTCCCCTATTATAGCGTTAGCTATGTTCTTAACCGTGGGAGCTGTCATGTTGGTAGGTAAAATGCTAAATAAAGAAACCATGGAACGTTTATCTGATCTTAAAAGTGTTGGATTAGGTATTCTTGCATTTGCTGGATCATTAGCAATAGTTTCATTAATAATACCATTCGCAATTAAAGGTGCACTTGGTGCAGCTGGAATAATTCTATTAATGGGAGGTGTATTTATGATACTTGCGTTTATGGGTATAACTGAGTTTATTGAAGAGACTGCAAAGGGATTAATGTACGCTGGATTAGCTATCTTATCATTAGGCGTTTCATTAGCTCTATTTTCAATTATAGAACCATATGCAATGGCAGGTATGTGGTCTGCTGCAAAGATAATATTATTAATGGGTTTTGTATTTGGAATCCTTGGTGCATTTTCAGAGGGAATAGAAAAATCATCTAAATCACTATTATTTGCAGCTGGTGCAATATTAGCAGTAGGTGTAGCACTTGCACTATTTAATATGGTAATTCCAAATTGGGACGCAGTATGGAATACAATTGCCGTAGTTGGTGCTGTTGCAGTTACATTTGCACTAATAGGTATTTTTGAAAAACAGATTAAAAAAGGTGCTATTGCACTTCTTTGGGCTTCTCTTGCTATGGTGGCTGTTGGTATAGGATTCTTAATTCTAGGGGCTCTATTCCCAGCAAGTGAGATGTCATTAGAAACTTTTGCACCGCTTTTAATTATTGGTGCAGTAGGTATAGTCTTTGCTATTGCAGGCGCTGCAGCATCATTAATTATGCAGGGTGCTACTGCAATGATAGTCGCAGGTATAGCAATGATTCTTTTAGGCGTTGGTCTAATGATTTTATCTGGTCCTTTAAAAGAGGGTGGCTGGGAATTTATTGGTCAAGTTGGTGCTTTAGTAGCAATGATTGCTATTGAGTTTGGTCTATTAGGTCTTGCAGCTCCATTTATATTAGCAGGTGCAGCTGCAATGTTAGTTTCAGGTATAGCATTAATTATGTTAGGTGCTGGAATTGGCGTTATGTCGGCTGTTATAAAAAAGGGTGGTGAAATTACAACAGCCGATAAAGATGGTAATACACCGATCGGATTATTAATTGGCAGTATCGGTGATGCATTTAATATGTGGCCATGGGAAGCAGCGGGTATAGCTTTAGGTGCTGCATCAATGATACTCGCAGGAACTGCTTTAGTTCTTGTCGGTGTAGGCGTTAAACAGTTTGCAAAACTTGCCGAAGAGGTTGATCTACCAGAAATGGCACAAAACATTTCTAGGCTAATCGGTGCATTGGCAGTACCATTCTCAGTTATTGGTGGTGGAGGTACTTTAAATGTAATTGATCCGGTTACGGGCGAAGAGGTTCCAGTTAAATTTAGCGGTGGCTCTGGAGGATTCTTTGGTTTAGGCGGTTCTAACCCAGTTTCGATGGGTGTTATGGCTGTAATGAACATGGGTCAAGCCTTAACGAATATTGCAGGCGGTGTACAATCAATGGCGCTGTTGAAATTCCCAACAGGCTTTGATAAAGATGGTAAGCCTACTGGCTATAATAAAATTAATAGTGAAGACGTAGTCAATGTTTCTACAAATACGGCATATCTTGTAGGTGCTCTCGCAGCTCCATTTGCTAAAATCGGTAGAGGTGGTAAAACTACGATTAAAGACCCGATGACGGGTCAAGATATTGAAGTTGACTTTGGTGCACCAAGTGATGGTGGTATCATGGGCTTCCTTAAAGGTGGCGGTGATGTACAAAAAGGTATTGCTGCGGTTAAAAATCTGGGTACAACATTATCTAACTTAGCAATTGGTGTTCAAGAAATGGCAATGCTAAAAATGCCAACAGGCTTTGATGCTGAAGGTAAACCAACCGGCTTTGTACCGTTTGACGCTAATTCTGCCCAAATGGTTACTTCTAATACTGAAATGTTAGTCGGTGCACTTTCAGGTACATTTGCTAAAATCGGTTCAAATCCAGATGCAAATGATGGTTCTTGGTGGGGTGGTAAATCTACTATCGAAAAAGGTATTGAACTTGTCAGTGGCATGGGTACTCCGTTATTTAACTTAGCCAAAGGTGTTCAAGAAATGGCGAACTTAAAGTTCCCTGCTGCATATGATAAAGATGGTAATGTTACCGAGTGGTATACTATTAAAAATCTAGGGACACTTCTTCCTAAGATTGAAAGTAACTCAATTAAATTGATCACTGCTTTAACTAATGTCTTTACTAAACTTGGTGAAAAGAAACCAAAAGGTAGAGGTTGGAAGTTCTGGAAGCCAACTAATTTTGAAAAAGGTATTGCATTGGTAGAAAAAGTTGGGGCACCATTCCAAAAATTAGCTTCAGCAGCACAGTCTGCCGCTAATGTGACCAAAGCTGTTGATGATGCTGATAAAATGCACAATACCATTAAATTAATGATGGACGCTCTGATGGGTATAGGTGAAAATACTGATTTCGCAATGGTACCTCTTAGAATAGCATTAATTAACGCCACTGAAAAGGCATATAAAACTTTTGAAACTGCAATTCCAGCCATTGTTAATGCAACTGCGGAATTTAAACCAGAACTAGGTAAATCATTTATGAGTATTTTTGGTGGAGATGTTAATCCAGACACTTTACCTACTAAAATTACTATGTTAACTATTTTATCTGCAGCTTATGGTAAAATGAGCCAGTCTATTCCAAAGATTACAGCGGCAATAGCAACTCTTATGCCAGAGCAGGCTAATAGCGTACGAGGTCTTTTAGGTGGCATGTATAATTACGCTGCTAAGACTGCAATGTACACTGTTTTAGGTCTGACATACTCTCAGATGGGAGCAGCGATTCCTAATATGACTTCAGCTATTAATTCATTAGACGATCACAAAGCTAAGATCTTTAGTGGCATCTTTATTAACAAAGAAAAAGGTGGTCTATTTAGTAATAAGTATGAAGATCAACAAAAACTTTGGAGTACTATTGGTACAAGTATGATGATGACATCTGTCGCAATGCCTAAGATTGCTGAAGGTATCAATAATATGGACTTGGCTAAGTTGACTGAGGCTAGAACAATGTTCGAAGCACTTGGTGTATTGGCTAACGGTGGTGAAGCTGAAGATATTCTTGCTGAAATGGGTGAAAGCTTAGAAAAAGCAATGGAAAGACTTGCTGACATTCTTAAAACATTCCAAACTACAGTTGGTGAACAAACTGAGTCAAACGAAACTATTCCTGAAAAAATTGCAGGTGCACTTGGTGGCGTTGTTGGTGCATTTAAAGACGGCGCAAGTGGTAACAGCGGTGCAGGTGGCGGCGATTCAGCTGCAGTTGTAAGTGCTATCAACCAATTGAATAGAGTTCTTGTTAAAAACGGTGTTAAGATTAGCAACATCGATGATCTATAATTGAAACAATCTCTTCTCTGATCATATAAAGACCAAACATCTTTAATATGATTAAATCAACACATTCTCAGTATGATAGCTCGACTTTGACTTCGGCTGCATACAATTATGAACACAAAACACTTACAGTTCATTTTAATCACGCTTCATATGTTTATCATGGTGTAGAAGCTGCTGACTTTGAGGCCTTTAACTCGGCACAATCTCAAGGTAAAGCACTTAACGAGCACATCAAAGGTAAATATGAGTTTGAGAAAATTAATGAAGCTGTAACTCAATAATCTTTAACGGGTCGGCCACTAAAAAAAACAATATAATAATATGGAACAATTACTCTATTTCGTTCTAGGTGTATTGACGGTGGCAACTTTAGTTGGTGTCGTAAGTATGTTTAGGACTGCCGTGCAGGTTAAGAACTTGCGTGACGAATTACAAACAATCCAAGATTACGTAGACACTCTCGCAAGAGAGCAAGATCATCGAGAAGAACTATTAAACCGTCGTATTGATGGTGAGATTGATCGAATCGATAGAATTGGCGATAAAACAATTGATTATGCGGATACATTGAATAATCATGTACACGATGAAATGAATAAGCTATATGCTTACATTGATTCTCGCACTGATAAGTTAGAAGATCGCCTTAACACTAAGTTTAACGACAACACAGCTTTCGTGGACAATATGTTTCACGAAATTAACTCAATTAAGGAGAGAGCTCTCTCTAAATAATTAAACTCGGCCGACCCGTTATTTTTGAAACCTTACTACTTACCTAAGTATAAAAAATAAAAGAGATGACTAAAGCATCAATTGTACAGAGACTTTTAGACGAAGGACATATCACAGCTGAAGAGGCCGTGGTTCTTCTAAATAATGTTCAAGAGCAAAGTATTACTTGGATCCCTTATACTCCAAGTGAAACTACCAACCCATACAACCCACCTTTCGAGCCATATTGTACAACTAGTACAACTAATCAACCATTTGAGTACTCTGATACTCGTTGGCCAGGTGAGGCTCCTGAGAATAACATCGATTAAATCCAAGTACTAATGAAAAAGCGTAAGCCTTCACGCGAGGACCACAATCCTGAAGATCGCAAAAGAAAGTTGAACTTTAAAAAGAAGCGTCAACGTAACCAAGAACCTCATTTTGATCATCGTCGAGTAAAGAATATGAAAGATCTTGATGAGTATGAAGATTATCAAGACTATGTATAATACGTTCATTGCCAACTATGATAACTTAGAAAAATCTAAGTTTATTCATGATCATTTAGAAAGCATTTTAGTGACTTCTGGTGACTTGAGCTCTGGCATTCGTGGATGTATTAAAGCGGGCGCTTGGAACAGAGCCAATAAGATCTTATCAGCATCAGGTGCTCCTAAACCAATTATCGTACAAGTTATTAATGATCCAGAGGTTGAACTAACATATATTGTAGAAAATGAAAGCAATGGGCGATGATATGATTTTTTGGGATGAGATGTGGAATATGTCGGCCAATCAACTTAAAAAAACAACAAATAAAAATGGGACTATTACAAAAGATAGCGTGGAAGACACGCAGATGGAATCTAAAGATTAATTTACTTGACATATATCTACATGATGGAGATGGATGTTGGGGTTTTTCATTCTTTGAGGTGATCAAAGACTATCGACCGTACGCAATGTTATCATTTGAATGTAGATTGCCAAATGGTGGTAATGTTAAGCGCTTCACCATAGATAACTGGGACTTCATGTTCTTAAGCACACCTCTCTTCAATTGGTTAAGCGATATGGAAGAAAGAGAGCTCTGGAATTCAGGTATGAGTCGATGGGAATCATTTTGGTTCTCAGTCTTTAGAAGATTTTACAAATAATCGAAAATAATTTAGCCCAGATTTTTTTATTTGGGCTTTTTTTGGTATATTAGTAGAGTAATTAAAGAACAAACGTTATGAATTATCAAACTATTACCAAATCAGTGACTCTTAATTTTTACTCAACACCGAGTCATGGCTATCTTCAAGTTCATAAAAACTTGGCTAGCGAAGTTGCATCATGTGAGGCTCTTAGGTCTCCATTCTCATTCTATAATGCTAAGTTGGGTCTTTTCTATTTTGAAGAGGACTGTGACGCACCTGAGATTATGACCGCTCTTAAAAATGTGGGTTATGAGATCAACATCGTCGAAGAGTATGACGAGCTTGAAACTATTAAGACTTATAAAAGACTAGGTTAATGGAGACTCTAAATGCTCAAGCAATAATGGAATCTCAGGCTTTGACGCGTTTAAAGCACATTCAACTTGAATTAGAATCAAATCCAATGGGTAGAATTGAAGACCTACGAAGATTTGCAGATACATGGTATTGTTACACTCATGGTTTCGTTACTCGATCTCTCAAAGCCAATTGGCATAAAATTGATTTTAATCGAGAATTAACAGAGGGTATCGTTGAACTAATAGAAGAGCATACGATCTCAGGTTTAAAGAAGATGAAATCAAAGTTGTATGTTAAAAAGGAACATGTTATACCAATTGGAGTAATTGAGCAAAAACTCTTAGAACTAGGAAATAAAGCTAGTCTTGAAGACATTGCAAAGGTATTAAATGAAAACCTAATATATGCAACTATATCCAAAGCAGAGGATGCAATGCTTAGAGATAAAAATACAGCTGGGGGCAATTTAAGTTCTAAAATGCCAGCTGAATATTATGATAAAGATCACGAATTATATGGTGATCCATTTGCAAGATATAAGATTAAGGGTATTAAAATAGTTAGCCCTCTAAATTGTTCGTAACTTTTTAGTCTAAAATTTTTATTTGTCAACTATTTGTGGTATATTAGATCTGTAATTAAAAGTTAAACATTATGCCTTACATCACTAAAGAACAAGTAGCTGCTAAGCGTGCAGCTTTAAAGAAAGCGCTTCCTAATTTTAAATTGTCTGTTCGTAATCGCGACTACAGCAAAATTGACGTAGCTATTATGTCAGGTCCAATTGAGATGACTCAAGATCCTCGTGGATATGAGCAAGTTAATCACTTTTGGATTGATAGTCACTATGAAGATCGACCTGAGATCAAAGAGGTCTTAAATACAATTAATCGTATTTGTAAAGAGGACCAACGAGAGTTAGTTTATGATGGTGACTATGGTTCAGTGCCAACATTCTATGTCGGCATTTCAATTGGCCAATGGGATCGTCCTTATGAGGTTAAAAAACCTCGAGCTAAAAAGACTCGAGTGGCTAAAGAGACCAAGTACGCTGAAGGCTATTTGCCAAAGATTCAGTATTGGACTAATCGCATGCAACAAGAGGCTGCGAAAGGTAATTTGGCTGGAGTTGAATTCGCTAGTAAAAAAGTAGCCTATTTTATGAGTCGCCAAGAAAAAGTCTATGGAAAATAAGAGCGGTATACCAAAGAAAATTCATCAGATTTGGATCGGCGATAAGTCGATCCCACCTCATTGTGTAAACTTCTCAAATGATATGCGAAGACTACATCCCGATTGGGAATATAAATTGTGGTCGCATCATGAGATTTTTAATGTGGTCTATAAAGATGATCCATTCTTGCAAAGTTATCTTAAAGATCCAGAGCTTTATCGTTGGGCTTTTATTGCCGACCGCGTTAGGCTCTTGATTCTTCGAGATTACGGTGGAGTCTATTGTGACTTAGACGCTCGACCTATTCGACCATTTGATGTCGTCTTAGATAAGCTAGCACCACAGCACACCTTTTTTGCTGGCATGAAACCATCTCAAGATAATAATACACTTATTGATTGTACTGTATATGGTGCAGTCAAAGGTAGTCGAGTTATTGAGGATTGCTTATCATGTTATGAGAGCCTAACATGGGCACATGGTTGTAAAACCTTTAACAATAAGATTATTCAAACAATGGACACTGACATTGCGCTCCTAAGTTATGAATACTTCTACGATAATAAGATCACTGACAAGACGATTGTCTTACACGATGTAGAAGAGACTCGTCTATTTTCATGGGTAGATGATGATAAACTGAAAAAAAGTTGGTAAATTTTTAGCTCCAGATTTTTTTATGTCAAATATTTGTGGTATATTAGATCTGTAATTGTTAGTCAAACTTAAAAAAACAAACAAATGTCAAAAGTAAATTCATTCGACCGCGCGAACATTCGCCAAATCAATGCTGAAATCGAGAACGCTCTTTCAGCTGTAGCTCAAAAATATGGGGTTGAGATCAACCTTAAGAACACACGTTTTAGTACTGATAACTATTCTACTAAAATTGAGGTGTGTACTCTTAACAACGGTAACGTAATGACCAAAGAGGCCATTGACTTTAATCGTTATAAGAATATCAAAGGTATTAATGCCGAACTCGGCGATGCCTTTAACTATCAAGGTGACATCTTCACTATCACAGGTTATAAGCCGCGTAGCTCTAAATATCCAATCTTGGCTATGAGCAACAACACTGGTAAAACCTATAAGTTTCCTATTTCACTTGTAAACCGTTACGTATAATATGATAGAAGTAATTCAAGATAAAGACTGGGCTCTCGAGAAAATCGGGGGCACTAGTCTTAAAGGACACCTTTATGGTGTAAAATATTCAGAGTTGATCGAAGCACTTGGTCAGCCTACGTTTAATCAAGAGTCAGGCGATGGCAAAACCCAATTTGAATGGGTCTTTGAATTCGATGGTGACTACTATACGCTCTATGATTGGAAAACATATGATGTTCAATACACAATCAATGAGCTGACCACTTGGAATATCGGTGGTAAGAGTAGTGCTTGGGAATTTATTGATGCGCTCGAGTCTCTAGTAAAAAAGACTCAAAATGCCTGAATTAGCAGAACTTAAATATACGGCAGATTTTATCAATGAGTCCTCTCGATTTGAGAAATTTACTCGCGTTGAAAAGAATCCATCTCACAAAGGTAGTGAGTTGGACATTCCATTTAGAAAGTTTAAATTGAGTGCAGAGAGTCGAGGCAAAGAGATTGTCTTAACTGTCTCTGATGTCGACTCAAATCAAACCATTCCAATTCGTATGACGATGGGTATGAGTGGTCATTTTAAGCTTACTAATACCGGTCAAGAACCAAAACATGCTCATTTGAAATTTTATACAGATGATGGCGTGACACTCTCGTTTGTAGATGTTCGTCGATTTGGTAAATGGACTCAGGGTTTGAGTTGGAACGAGGACCGAGGTCCAGATCCTACACAAGACTTTGATGCATTTTTTATGCACATTATGACCAATTTAACCAATCGTGCATTTCGTAAACCACTCTATGAAGTC